AAAGACTTGCAGAACGTGATATAAATGTTAATGTTCAGTATATGTGCGGGAAGGTAGAAGCAGAACTTGAGTCAAACATAGACGGATCAAAATCAATTAAAAGAATTATTACAAAAAAATAATGAAAGTAATTGAAAACTTTTTAGAAAAAGAAAAATTTTATTTAATTAAAAAAACTTTTTTTAAAAAAAGTGGCGAGGATGATATAGCATGGTTTAGAAACACTGTGGTAGATACTCAGGATGAAAATTATTATTTTACCCATTCACTTTTTAAATTTTACAAGCCTAGTATCATGTTTAATTTTATAAAACCTGTATTAGAAAAATTAAATGTAAAATGTTTATTAAGAGCTAAAGTAAATTTTTACCCATTTACAAAAACAATTTTAAAACATGAAGATCATGAAGACTACCCTTTTTCTCATAAAGGTGCTATATTAAGTTTAAACACTTGCGATGGAGGTACTTGGCTTAATGATAAATTAATAAAATCTAAAGAAAACCAAGTATTACTATTTGATCCAAGTAAAAGTCACTCAAGTACAACAACTACTAAAAAAGAAGGTAGAATTAATATTAACTTTAATTTTTTTTAAATGGAAATAATAGACAATTTTTTAAAAGAAGATATTTATCAAAAGATTAAAAGTCAGGTATGGTGCGATACTGTAAACTGGTTTCGAAGGTCAGTTGTTGATTTGGGTGCACAAAAAAATTTTTTTACACATACTATTTACAATGATTACAATTCTTCATATCTTTTTCCAATAATGGAGCCTCTCTTACAAGAACTAAAAATTAAAGGTTTAATGAGAGCAAAGTTAAATTACTATCCTGCTACCCAAACAGTCTTAAAACACGGTCCGCACAGAGATTATAATTTTACGCACAAAGCAGCAATATTATCATTCAACACCTGTGATGGAGGAACTATAATTAATGACAATTTTATTGAATCAATAGATAATAGAATTATTTTATTCGATGGATGTATTGATCACAATAGTACCTCGTCTACAAGTTTAGATGGTAGACTTAATTTATCAATTAATTACTTTTAATATGAACCTATCTCGTAATTTTACACTTCAAGAATTAATTAAATCAGATACTGCCATCAGGTTAGATATTAACAACAATCCTAACTCAGGTCAGATAGAAAAACTAAAAGCACTTTGTGAAAATATTTTACAGCCGGTACGTGACCACTTCGGAAGAGTCAAGGTAACGTCAGGGTTCCGTAGCGATCAGCTGTGCCTAAAAATAGGTAGCTCGATCAACAGCCAACATGCAAAAGCTGAGGCCGCAGACTTCGAATGTATGGGAACTGACAACGCTGAATTAGCTGACTGGATTCATATGAACCTAGATTACGATCAATTGATACTCGAGTTTTACACGCCAGGCGAACCCAACTCAGGATGGATACACTGTAGTTACACTACAGACAAACCTAGAAAACAATTTTTGTGGGCATACAAATCAGAAGGTAAAACAAAATACAAACCTGTGATTGGAAAAGCTAGAGATTTGCAATAAAAATGAAAAAAATTATTGTTTTAGGTGGTGGTGCTGCAGGTTGGTTAACATCTCTTTTTGTAAAAAAAATTTACCCTCAAAACGAAGTTACTTTAATTGAAAGTAAAAAAATTGGTATACTCGGAGCTGGAGAAGGTTCTACCCCACATTTAGTTTCTTTTTTAAATTTTTTAAATATAAATATTTTTGATTTACTTTCTAAAACAAAAGGTACTTTAAAATATGGTATTAATTTTGAAAATTGGAACGGAGACAATAAAAAATACTTTCATGGATTTAGTTCTTTAAATGAATTAAATAAATTTTCAGTTAAAAATTCATTTACTCACGATTGTTATGATAAATATCTTATAGATTGTGTAAGTAAAAATTTAAATTTAAATGAATGTCTTCATGGTAGTTTACTAAATGAAAATAAAAAAGTTGATATTTTAAATGAAAATTTTTCTTTGCATTTTGATGCACATAAAATTGCTAATTATTTAAAGGAAATAGCTACACAAAGAGGAGTTATTCATGTTGAAGGGGAAGTGCTTAATTTATCACAAGATGAAAAAGGTAATATTACTTCAGTAACATTACAAAACAAAGCTAAACATTTTTGTGACTTTATATTTGATTGTTCTGGTTTTAAAAGATTAATTATTGGTGAAATTTTTCAAACTCAATGGGTTGATTATCAAAAGCACCTACCAATGAAAAAAGCAGTTCCATTTTTTTTAGAACAAGAAAATGAAATAATGCCCTGCACTCATGCCATAGCTATGAAATATGGTTGGATTTGGAAAATTCCACTACAGCATAGGTTTGGTGCTGGTTATATATATGATTCAGATTTTATTAATTCTGAACAAGCGCTTATAGAAGCAGAAAAACATTTTGGATTTAAACTAGATTCCCCAAGAATAATTTCTTTTAACGCAGGAAGATTTGAAAATGTTTGGGTAAAAAATTGTATTGCTGTAGGATTATCAGCTGGTTTTACAGAACCTTTAGAAGCAACTTCATTATATATAACATCTCAACAACTAATGTTGTTGGCTCATTATAAAGAAGATTTGTTTGATATTTCTGAATACAAAAGAAAAAATTTTAATTTAATTATTAAAAATACTAATGATGAAATTTTAGCTTTTTTATATTTACATTATTTAACTAAAAGAAATGACTCAGATTTCTGGAAAAATTTTAAAAACAATACTGTCATTCCAGAATTTTTAGTAGAAAGACTTAATAGTTTAAAGGAAGCTAATTTTATACCTCAAAGCTTTGATTTAAATAGATGTGTGGCAGGTTTTGAACTTAACAGTTATATCGTGGTTGGAAATGGTTTAGGTTTAATTAAGGAAAAAACTAAACCTGTACATGGTTTACATCCCGATCCAAATAAATACAAAAAACAAATGAATATGAACTTGTCTAAATTACAAGGACATAGAGAATTTTTAGAAAGTTTAAATGTACCCAACAATTATTAAAAACAATTTTTTTAAGGATCCTGATGGTGTTGTAAAGGATACAAACATAATTAAATGGTATGAACCGTCTTCAAATGACAATTGGCCTGGATATCGTTCTGATAATTTATTTAACATTAATAGAAGTCTTCATGATTTAATAATAAGTAAAATTTTAAAATTATACTTTAATAAAGAAACTGTTATTATTAATGAAACAAAAATACATTTTCATAAAATCAACTATAAGGACTGGGTAGAACACGACAAGAAAAAAACAAAAATGCATAAGGATCCTTGTGAATTAGCAGGTGTGATATACCTTAACAAAAATACTAATAATTTTAATACCGGCACCTCTTTTTATGATGATAACACCAATATAACTGCACAAATTTCAAATAAATATAACACTCTTGTATGTTATGATGGAAAGAATTATCATGGAGCTACTAATTTAGATAATAATGAAAGATTAATCATTGTTATATTTTTAAATAAAATAAAAAAGGTTTAATTATGCCAATAGGAAGATCACAAATAACAAAACAAATTGAAGGCCAGTTAAGGGGTGCTAGAGGTGAAAAAAAGAAAAAATTACAAGTTAAAAAGAAACCCTACAGCAAAAAGTCTAAGGTCTTCAAAGTTTAGTCAAAAAGTGATACAATCTAAGAAATTGTATAACCGTAAAAAGGACTTAAATGGCAACTTCAGGAACTACGAGCTTTAACCTTAATATCGATGAAGTAATCGATGAAGGTTATGAAAGATGTGGTCTTAGCACTACTTCTGGTTATGAAATGCGTTCTGCTAGAAGAAGTTTAGATTTATTATTTGCTGAGTGGGGTAACAGAGGTATTCACCTTTGGAAAACAGAATTAAATGAAATACCTTTAGTATCTGGTCAAGCTGAATATGCAGTCGATGCAGATGTTAATGATGTATTAGAAGCTTATGTATCTTCAAGCGCAGCAGCATCAGATGGTGTAAATACACAAGATGTTTCTTTGACTAAAATTGATAGATCAGCTTATGCTGCATTACCTAATAAATTAGCATTAGGACAACCGTCACAATATTATGTAGATAGACAAACTACTCCAAATATATATTTGTATCAGGCACCGGATTTAAATACATACAACACTTTAAAATTTTATGTAATTAAAAGAATTGAAGATGCTGGTGCATACACAAATGATGCCGATGTTGCTTATAGATTTTTACCGTGCATGTGCGCAGGGTTGGCTTATTACTTAGCTATGAAAAAAGCTCCACAGCTTGTACAACAAAATAAATTAATTTATGAGGATGAATTGAAAAGAGCGTTAGATGAAGATGGTCAAAGAACATCTACATACATCACTCCACAATCTTTTTATCCTAACGGAGTATAATTATGCCAAAATGGGCTACAGGAAAAAGATCGCAATCAATATCAGATAGATCAGGAATGGCTTTTCCATACACTGAGATGGTGAAGGAATGGAATGGTTCTTTAGTTCATTATTCTGAGTTTGAACCTAAACATCCACAGATAAGAAGAAAGTATAATGTATCTGATGCAATAGCTTTACAAAATTCAAGAAATCAAAAGTTTCAACAACCAACCCAAGAATTTACAGATGACCAAACAATTTCTGATTCTGGTGGAATTACAGTTGGAGTTGCTAATTTATCTTTACCAGGAGATTTTGCATTTATTAACCAAGGAACCTCAGCTATGACTCCTGCTGATCCTTCCCTACAAAATAGAAGAAGACAACTAGATGCATTAGTTGGTCAAGCGGAGGTTAGTATAACTTAATGGCAGTTACGTACGCAAATTTTTTAACACAAGTAAGAAATTACACTGAAGTAGACAGTAACGTTTTATCAGATAGTATAATTCAAGAATTTATAAGATCAGTAGAGTTAGATGTTGCAGGTAAAGTTGATTATGATGATTTAAGAAAATATTCAACTTCTACATTTACTTCAGGAAACAGATACGTATCATTACCTGCAGATCTAACCATAATGAGATCTGTTCAAGTGATTGACGGTTCTACTAGAACTTTTCTTGAAAGAAGAGATACAAGTTTTATCTCAGAATATAACAATAATGCTGCTACAGGTTTACCTAAGTATTGGGCTAACTGGGATGATTTTAATATACTTGTGGCTCCAATACCAAATTCCGCATACACTGTACAAATCAATTACATTACAGATCCACCACAGTTTACATCTTCTAACAATACATTCTTGTCTACATATCAAGAATCAATGTTGTTACATGGTGTGCTTACTGAAGCTTTTAGATATTTAAAAGGCCCGCAGGATATGTACAAGCTGTATGAAAGTAAGTATAATGAAGAAGTACAGAATTTTGCTCTTCAACAAATGGGGAGAAGAAGACGTGCGGAATATGATGATGGGGTACCTAGAATTAAGATACCTTCACCATCACCAAATACGTAATTTTAAAGGAGAACAATTATGGCAATAACAACTAACGCAATTTGCAATTCATTCAAAAAGCAATTGTTAGCTGGTGAGCACGACTTTGATAGTTCAGGTGGGGATACATTTAAATTAGCAATGTATACTTCAGTTGCAACACTAGGTGCATCAACAACTAACTATTCAACATCAGACGAAGTTTCATCACCATCAGGATATAGTGCTGGTGGAAAAGCTTTAGTAAACAGCGGTGTAAAAGTTTCATCAGGAGTAGCAATTACTAACTACGCTGATTTATCATTTACTGGTGTTACACTAACAGCTAGAGGTGCTTTGATTTACAATACAACTACTGACGGTGGTACAAACACTACTGAAGCAGTTGCTGTATTAGATTTTGGCGGTGACAAGACTGCAACTTCTGGAACATTTACAATCCAGTTTCCTGCATTCACAACATCTGCTGCAATTTTAAGAATTGCTTAATAAATAGGAGTTAAAATGGCTTTGGTAGTAAACGATAGAGTAAAAGAAACCTCTACCACAACTGGTACAGGTACATTTGATTTAGCAGGAGCGGTATCCGGTTTTGAATCGTTCGTTGCAGGTATTGGTAATTCTAATACAACTTATTATGCTATCGTTAACGAAAACGGTGAGTTCGAAGTTGGTCTTGGAACTGTAACCGATGCAGCTACAGACACTTTATCAAGAGATACAATTATCTCTTCATCTAACAGTGACTCTGCAGTAAACTTTGGTGCAGGAACAAAAAATGTTTTCTGTACTTTACCTGCTTCCAAAGCCGTTATCCTAGATTCAAGTGGAAACATTGTTGCAAACAATGGAAGTAACTTAACAAATTTAAATGCAGATAATTTAGCATCGGGTACTGTACCTGACGCAAGATTTCCAGCAACACTTCCTGCAGCAAATGGTTCAGCTTTAACAAATCTTAATGCTTCAAACGTTGCCTCAGGAACTTTATCATCAGATAGGTTACCAACGGTACCAACAACAAAAGGTGGTACAGGTTTAACAGCTATTGGGACAGCTAACCAAGTTTTAGCAGTAAATGCAGGAGCAACTGCTTTAGAATTTCAAACACCAGAAGTTGGTGATATTACAGCTGTTACAGCAGGAGACGGTTTAACAGGTGGTGGAACTACAGGTGATGTTACATTAAATGTTGGCGCTGGAAACTTAATTGATGTTCAAGCAGATCAAATAGATGTCGATCTTTCAGAATTAACTACATCTACATCAGACGCTGATGGAGATTTCTTTGCAGTAGTAGATGCTGCTAACGCACAGAAAAAACTTACAAAAGGAAATATTAATATTTCTGGTTTTAATAATGACAGTGGGTTCATTGATGGATCTTCCTTAAATGCAGATAACTTATCTTCTGGTACAGTGCCAGATGCAAGATTCCCAGCAACTTTACCAGCTGCAAGTGGGGCTAACTTAACAGCTTTAAATGCAACTAACATTGCTTCAGGGACTTTAGCGTCAGACAGATTACCTACAGTTCCTACGACAAAAGGTGGAACTGGTTTGACTGCTCTTGGAACAGCAAACCAAGTTATTGCTGTAAATGCAGGTGCAACAGCACTAGAATATCAAACAGTAGATTTAGCAAATTTAAATGCAGACAATTTAACTTCAGGCACAGTACCCACAGCTAGGGTATCAGGTTCATATACTGGTATAACTGCAGTCGGAACGCTTACGTCACTTACAACTAGCGGAGATGTTACATCAGATCACGTTTTACCTAATACTTCTGATACTTTTGATCTTGGAGCTTCTGGTAACGTTTGGAGAAACATATACACTGGTGACTTACATTTATCTAACGAAGGAAAAGAAGAAGGTAATGCTATTGATGGCACAAAAGGTAACTGGACTATTCAAGAGGGTGAAGAACATTTATATATTTTAAATAATAAATCTGGTAAAAAATTCAGATTTAAATTAGAAGAAATGTAAGGAGCTTAATCTATGGCTTTAGGTGTATCGGCATTTTCCGAAGCCGCATTTTCTACTGAACCAAATGATGTTATAGTTTTTGCTACAGGTGTTGTACTTACTTCTTCTATAGGAGAAGAGTCTAATACAGGTGCTGCTAATGTAGATGTTACAGGTATTCAAGCAACTTTAAGCAATGGAGTAGCTGTTGGAGGTTCTTCTGTATTAGTTAATCTAACCGGTTTTCAATTAACCTCATCAATTGGTGAAGAAACTGCTGGTATAGGAGTTCCAGTAACTGGCCAAGAATTATCTATTACAAACAAAACTTCTACGCAAGATACTTTAATTGCTTTTGGGGAATCTCCTTTTGCATCATTAAGTCCTAGCACCTTTAATATACCAAGCGTTGAAATTGAAGCAACAACTGGAGCGGGACAACTTCCAAGTTTCTTACTTCAATCGACTCTTGGAACTTTCTCTATTACAGCAGATGGTAATGTTTCAGTAGTTGTTACTGAACATACAATGAATACTTCTGTTGGAGATGTAGGTATTACTGGTGTAGCAAACGTTTCAGTTACTGGTTCAGAAATGACCATGACGTTAGGTGATGAGTCTGCATTTACAGATCATACTGTTGAAGTTACCGGTCAAGAACTAACAATGTCTATGGGAGAAGAAGTTCCCACAGCAGATGCTAATGTTTCTTTAACAGGAATTGAATTAACAAGTTCTATTGGAACCGCAACACAAGAGACTAGATACAATGTGACGGGTGTTCAAATGTCCACTTCTGTAGGATCTGTTACGGTGGCAGCAAATGCAGATATAGATGTGACTGGAATTCAATTACAAACAAATACAGGAAATCCAAATATTACAGCTTGGGCAGAAATAGATACTGGAGTGTCTAATGTTTGGACTGAGGTTGATAGAGCAGCCTAAAAAGGATATAATAGCGACATGTCATCAACATATACTGATCTTGGAATAGAACTAATGGTTACAGGTGCCAATGATGGTACTTGGGGAACTAAAACAAATACAAATTTAGAAATTATTAATCAAATTCAAGGTTATGTAAATAAATCAATTGCAGGCGGTGCGCAAACTACAGCTTTGTTAATAGCTGACGGATCGACATCTTCTTCTGATGCAAGAAATTTAATTATAGAATTATCTGGAACAATTACAGGAAACCAAATTGTTACAGTGCCGGATAGTATAGAAAAATCTTATATTGTTTATAACAATACATCTGGAGCTTTTACTGTTGAATTTAAAACAGCAAGTGGAACTGGTCCCACGTTTTCAACTACAGATAAGGGAATTAAAATTCTTTACAGTAATGGAACAAATATTATTGATGTAAATGCTAATTTAGGCAATTTAGGTGCTATCAAAACAGGAGCAATAACTTCAGAAGCAATTACAGCCACAGGTAATATATTACCTGGTGCTAATGACACATATGATCTTGGAGCCTCTGGTAATGTTTGGCGGAATGTTTATACAGGAGATTTACATCTTAACAATGAGCACAAAACTTAAGGAAACATTGTAGATGTTTCAAAAGGGAGCTGGACTTTACAGGAAGGTTCTGACGATATATACTTAATCAATAACAAATCTAATGAAAAATTTAGGTTAAAGTTAGAAAAAATTTAAAGGAGATACTATGGGTATTATTTCAAACGGAAATACAATAATTGATAATGGCGCAATTGATGCAAATGAAGTCGACACTACTCAAATAAATAATGATGCTGTAACTGCTGATAAACTAGCGAACACTACGGTAAGTGCGGGATCTTATACAACTGCGGACATTACAGTTGATGCTCAAGGTAGAATCACTGCTGCATCAAGTGGAGCAGGTGGTGCTGCTCTTATGAATTTAATGATTGCACAACCCGGACCTGCTAGTGGAACTTATAGCGCTCCTTCAACTGTATCAAAATACTATGCTGTTGCTTTTGCAGGAGGAGGTGGTGGAGGCGGAAACCATCGAGGTTGGACTGGTGGAGGCGGAAATGGTGGTAATGGAGGTTTCGGTATGTTTAGAGGTTCTATTACTGCTAGCACAAACTACTCTTACTCTGTAGGTTCAGGCGGAGGCGGTGGCGGAGGTTCTGCAACAAATGGACCAGGCAGTGGCGGAAGTTCAGGAGGTGCTACAAACGTTACAAACTTATTTACAGCCAACGGAGGAGGCGGTGGCGGAGGTCAACAAAGAGGTACTGCGGGAACTCCTGGTGCCAATGGGAGTGCACCTGGTGCCTATTCAAACAATGTATCAACAAATATATTTTATCAAAACACAAGATCTTCAGGAGGACCTGGTGGAGCGCCATCTACTAACGTAACAAATCCAGGTACACCAGGCGGACCAGGTGGTTTGATGTTCTATGTTGATGAACAATCGTAAGGATAAACTTTATGGCATATTTTATATTTAATAATGAAAATAATTTAGTTAAAATAGCATTAAATGATGCTGATAAAAATAGTTTAAATTTAAATTTAACAGATCATAATGTTGAAGAAGTTTCTCAAAACGATTATAATAGTTTTGTTTTTCAAGAATCAACAGTTGGATATGACGGGACTACGGTCACTTTATCTCCTATAGATTATAGTGTTCCACCTGATTCTCTTTTTCCAGACAAAACCACTCAAGTATTTATGGATGGTGATGATTTAAAAGTGTACCTAGATTCTTGTGTATTACCAGCTGCAAAAGAATTTCTCGAAGTTATATCAGATAATTCTATGTATGACTCTGTAAAAAATTATTATGAATATTTACAAAATTTAGATTATTCAACAATTACATATCCAATAAATTATTCTTGGGAAAAATATTGTAATGACAATGGTATAAGTTTTTTTCATCCTTTACAAATACCTTAAGTAGTCTATTAATGAGGTATGATAAGTAAAAAAATTACTTTTTCTGCTACTGCAAGTTATTTAGAACAAAAAGATAATTACCCTGAACCTTGTAAATTAAACATACCTAAATGGTATAAAGAGATAGAACACAGTCCTGAATTTCTTACTGTAAAAGGTTGTATGCCTTTTTTAGATACTTTAACATCTGGCTATTTGTTAAAAATTCCTGTCGATTTGTATCTTGAACACAATCAATATACAAAAGAAGGTCGGTATACAACAATGGACTCTAATGTTAGAGATATAAATATACCATTAAATATTAATAGATCAAAAACTGAAGCAATTCATCCGCCCGAACAATTAGGAAAATGTCCTTTTAATCAAAAAAATCAAAACTTACCTTTTCAAAAAATTATTAATCCTTGGGTTATAAAAACACCTCCTGGGTATTCTTGTTTATTTTTACCTCCAATGAATAACTCTGATGATAGGTTTTCAATTATACCAGGCATCGTAGACACAGATACTTTTGAATCAGAAGTAAATTTTCCAATTATAATTAACGGAGACAAATACCCTACGTTGACTACTGTAATAAAAAAAGGTACACCTTACGTACAAGTAATTCCTTTCAAAAGAGATTCTTGGAAAATGGAAATAAAAAATAATGAAAATTACAATGAAAGATTATTTTTTGAATCATTTACATTAATACACACTTACAAAACAAGATGGTGGAATAAAAAATCATGGAAATAGAAGAACTTAATTTAAGTAGCTATATAAAAATCTATGATAATTTTTTGCCTGAAAATATACACAATAATTATTTAAAATATGTAAATAGTTTAAAGGATTTTGAACCCGGAGAATTAAGCGGTGATTCTCAAACAGAAGGTAAAACTGATAAAAAAATACGAGATGTTCTTGTATTCGAGTGCGTAAATTCTGATGAAGAAAAAAGTTTTACAAACCTTCACTGGACTAATTTCATTTTAGCTGCATTAACAAATAAGATTGAAAATTATTTTAATAATTTTAATGAATACAATAAGTTGACAATTAACACATTAAATATTCTTAAATACAATGAAGGCGGACATTATAAATTACATTCAGATAACTGTCATAAATTTCCAAGATCTTTAAGTTTTATATTTTTAATAAACGATGGCTATGAAGGTGGTGAATTACTTTTTGCATCACCCATTAACAAAAATGAACTTAAAATTGAAACTAAAAAAAACAGATTAATTATTTGGCCAAGTAATTTTTTATATCCACACGCTGTTACTCCAGTAACTAAGGGTGTAAGATACTCAATAGTTGCGTGGGCTTCATGATAGATAATTTTAAATATAAAATAGTAGAAAATATTCTAACAAAAGATGAAGTAAAACTTTTAAAAAACTGGTGCGAGATTAAACATAGAATTAATCTAAATAGTTTTGATCTTGCTCAAAGCAATAATGCAGATAGTTTTTTTTATGGAGACCCTATCACGGATGCTTTACTTTTGAAAATTACACCGTTGATTGAAAAAAATATTAATGAAGAATTATTACCATCTTATTCTTTTACAAGGATCTATACTAAATTTGGAGATTTAAAAAAACATAAAGATAGACCTTCGTGTGAACTTTCGGCCACAATTCATATTGGAGGTGATGGAATGGAATGGCCTATTTTTATGGAAAACAAAGAAATAACTTTAAAACCTGGCGATGGTGTCATATATTCAGGAACTAGTGTAGAACATTGGAGAGAAGAATATCTTGGTGATTGGTACGCTCAAATATTTTTACATTGGGTTTTAAAAAACGGTAGCTATAAAGATTTTTATAAAGACAAAAGACGACATTTTGGAACTAAAAAATAATATGAAATTTTATCAAAAAAATGATGGATCATGCGATATAATTTTCTCTGAGCAAGAATTAAAAATAATTAATGAACATAAAAAATTAAAGTTGACAGCGGAAACTTTAAATCATTTTGGAAATGTGCTTGTGTCTATGGTAGCTAGATTTAAATTGTTGTTTAATGATGATTTAGCAAATACAGAAACTCAAGAAACTCAAAAAATAGAGGGTGTAAGTCCAGAAGAAAAAAATGATACAAATACAGAATAATTATCTTAATCATAATATATTAAACGAAATTTTAAAAACAATTGATGATAAGAATTTTACTTGGCAAGTAGACAGTTGGCCTACATTGAATCTTCAACATTTTTTAGTAAAAGAAAAAGGTAAAGAAATAAGCACCTACCTTAACAAAGTTATTGGAAAAATATTAATTATTTTAAAAGCTGATGTTGTATTAGAAGCATCTGTTACAATCTACACTAATAGAAAAGAGTTAAACGAATTTGATC